CTCTCTTGCAATCTGAGTAATGAACTCTCCAGTTATCCCAAACGTAAGCGTTCTCTTCTCCACTTCCACCTTTATGCCTCCTCTTTAACTTTGAACGTTACCTTGTGGTCTGGATTTGCAATAATCAAGGCTGCTTTCATGTCATCTACCATCATATCGTTATCCAGTGCTGCTTGAACTACATCTACCAGCTTCTTTCCATCCAGGTACGCCCAGAGCGTTTTTCTCTTCTTTGCCATGTCCTTGCCTCCTACTCCTGATTGCAGTAATCAATAAATGCCGTGATTGTCTCGTCTGCCTCGCAACGTGTATAAAGTCTCTTTTTGCGGTTTTTCTTTCTCCATAACGGCAATCCGTGCAATTTGCGCTGGTTATTTGTCAGCAACATCGGTTTCATTCTCGTGCACTTACTCTTCCCATCCATATGTATCTTCCTCCAGGTAATCTTCATAATCAATTCCAGCTACATCACAGATGCTTTCGTAGTCCGTGCCATTCTCATACATATTCTTAATCGTCTGGCCGTGAATCGTCCCATCCCATATCCGGATCATGCGCTCAATCGCTTCATCCAGTCTGCTGTTTCTCACACCTTGCATGTAATACCTCCATCTCCCAAAATCACATACTTCAGATCCTTGTTTCCATATGCCATGTCCAGCACCGCCGGTATCGCATCTTCTGTGCTACTGAACTTATCTCTAAACAGTTCTGTCAGCATTACCTGTCCTCCGTCACATTCCGGCATACCGGAACTCAACTCGTGCTGATCGTAATAGATATAATCCACATAGCCTTCCGCTTCGTCTTCATCCAGCAGATTTGTTCCGTTCCCTTCAGCGATTCTAACAATCTCTCTTACCGCCGGCACATAAATGAACACATCTGCATATCTTTTTTCTTCCATCTCCCTGCTCCTTTCTCAAATGTAATAGCAGCTGAAATTCCAGTGATGTCCGAACTCATAATACAATCCGTACTTTTCAAAAATCTTGTCAAAGCCTCTTCTGATTGCCGGGTATTCATCGTAGTAAAGCATCTCACATACTGGTCCTTCAAAGCTCATACTGAGGATATGATTTGGATTCACATACTCAAAGTAATTTCTCGGGTCCTGGTCTTCTTCCTCGATCAGATGCTCTCTATCGTTGTAATGGTACTTTCCTGTCTCACGGTCACGTGTCGTGAACCTCTTTCCGTTGAAATAGATGTTTACATCCTGCCACATCCCGTTATCCAGAAGATATTCTCTAACTTCTTTTGCCAGGGCTTCAATTTGCTCCGGTGTTAATCTTGAAATGTTGCTCATGCTATATTCTCCTTTCTTTCTCTTTTCTTGATAAGTCTTACCGGGTACTGCGGCTGATTCTCTCTGTACTCTCTGAGTCTTTCCAGCCCTTCTTTTCTGGTATACTCTGTTAAGACGTACTCCCAACCGTATCCATAATTTCCTTCCAACACCCAGGTATCTACTGTCTTTCTTACATACATAGCTTTTCTCCTTCCTAACACATTGTCTCGATTGCAATTTCATTGTAGAGAACGTATCTCTGTGCTTCTTTAATGGTCTTGAATTTCAGAAGCTCCAGGAATGGTCCGTAACACAATCTCTGTCTTCCATCTTTCTCGACTTCCAGGTTGTATTTCTCTTCTCCCCGGATATCCTGCTTGCACATATCGCTCACGTAATATCTCTTTCCTGTATTGCTCACAAATCTTCTTCTACCATTAACTGTCACTTTTGTGCCCTCCTTTGTTTTGTAATTGTTTATCGTGACGTTATCGTAGTCTACATTTGCTTACTTTGTCAAGCAATGTTTTTACAATTTCGGGCAAAAAAATTACAGCCACGCTTTATCCGTAGATAATGTGCTGCAAACCATCTTCAAACTCTTCATATCTCTTCTTCAGAATATCAAACACACAGTAGAACGACTGCATCTTCTCGCTGGCATCTGGTGACAGGTAATCGTAATAATAGCTATCCATCATTTCCATAAGGCTCTTAATCTTCCCTGCCTCTATTACGGCATCTTCCAGGGTGATACTTTTCGGAGATACCACAATCTTCTTCACGTCTTCCTGGAGCTTTTCCGGAATCCCAGGAGCTTCCTCTGCTATCTTTTCTTCTTCCTCGCTATCCGCTGGATCCGTAACTGGTGTCTCGACTGCATCAACAATCTTTTCTTCTTTCCACTCTGTCTCAGCTTTTACCTGGCACTCTGCCACATACAGATCATACAGGATATTCACTACTCCCATTGCAAGCTTCATTGCACTCGGTCTGGCAATTCCCATGTCGCAGAATCTGGAAACGATTGTCATTGACACTCCCTGCTTCACAAGGCTGTACTGAAAGTTCTTATCTTTCCTTCTCTTCGCAATCTCCTCATAGGTCTGTGCGATTATATCATCATCCTTCACAAACTGTTCTACCAGGGCTTTGATTTCTTTATCGGTCAGAAATCTCTTGCCATTATTCTGCTTTCCAAGTTCATTTCTGGAATTGCATTTCTTCAACTCCTGGTGTACCATTTCATCCTCACAGCCACCAACTGTACATGCTGGTTCATTACCCTCCGGAGCTATGATTACTTCGCAATGCTGATAATGTTTCAATCTTCCCATCTTTTTTTCCTTCCTCCCGGTTTTAGGGCATAAAATTACAGCCACCTCAGTGACTGCAATCTTTTTCTACTTTCTTTCTCTATTCTGCTTTCCAAGCTCTTTCAGCGTAATCATGCAGACCACCACTTCTACTAAGCACGTTGCCAGAATCGCCACCAGGAGGAACGGGTTCATCCCCTTCACATTCCAGGCAATAATCTCAACCATTATAAGCAGCAACGCCCATCTTCCGACTTTCTGCAATGTGCTCGCTTTCGCCTTCTGAATCTCATTTCTCATTTCAGATTTTTTCATTTACTTCTAACCTCCTTTATGCTAAACTCAAAGGGCAAGGGAGCTAAGCTCCCAAGCCTTTTGAGTGACTGTTTACAGTTACTTGAAACAATCAGCGAGTGCCGTTAGCAGAGCCGATATAGCAGTTATTGTTGCAGCAATAACTCCGGCAATGTTGACGGCAATTTTTGTTTTAAGTAGCCGTTTCTCCAACAGTTCTTTTTCTTTGTCCGTTTCCGGATGTTTCTTCTTTCCCATTGGGCTATCCTCCTTCCGTAGATTCCGATAAATCAGTGGTAATGATTTATCGTATCGTTATCGTAACAGGCTGGCTCGGAGGCAGTCAAGCATTATTGTTACAGTTTAATATACAGCTCCCTTGCTTGCTAAAATCCACAACTCCTCTATCCCATCCCCAGTTAGTTTTCTCTCGCTCACGGATGTATTCCTGCTGGATGATCATTTCTGCCATAACCCGGTTGATAACCCACTCTCCGGCAATCTCTTTGATCTCTTCCAGGCTTCCGCACATAGTCAACGAAAGAATGTTGTCCAGGGCTTTTATGTTGTCCCTGTATTTCTGCCTGGTCTGTCCGACTGTGATCGTATACAACATCTCTGGTCTTTCCACCGCTTTCACCTCCATCAAATTCTTTCCACGAACGTCTTGCAGCATTCGTTAATCAGCTTCCACAATGTACTCTGGAACAACTCCTTTTCTGAGCAGCCATACAGTCCGCAAAAGCTATTGACATCTGAGTGCTCCAGGATATCTTCCGTGATCTCTTCCAGGTCATCCATCGTAATTTCTTTCTTGAAATCGCAAAGGTCAACCAGCAGATGCGTGTACGCATCCACATCTCCTCTGGTGTAATAACATTCTCTGATGCACATGCTTCTTACCATCTCGCTATCAATCTTTCTGAACTCTCTATATCTTGCCATCTCTATTCCTCCTCGAACGCTTTCTCAAAATCTAATTTTCCACCAGCTGCGCTATCCATGAGATCTTCAATCTCACCGTCAAGTTTCTCTGTTTCCTTCTTCAGAAGTTCAATCGCTTCTGTGATGTTTGCACTCTGGAACTCATACTCGTCCAGAATCTTCAAAGCTGATGCCACTGTCTGTTGCATCTTTGCCTTGCTGCTCAGTTCCAGGATGCTCTTATGAATGTTCATCTCTATACCTCCTTGACTTTCGTGTAATCTTCCAGAATTCCAATGAGTGTTGCTTTACCAATCCGGAACTTCTGCTTGCGTCCGCATCTGGTTCCCATGTAATTGACAACTGTTCTTTCTGGAAGCTCATGCTTTATGTACTGGATCATGTAGTAATGACCGTCTCCATGGTGAACAACATCTATGAATTTATGCTCATTCCGGTTGTTGCGGTATGTAGCTTTCTCTGTTCTGTTGGCTCTTGATCTCTTAATCATCTTTCACATCTCCTTCTATTTGTTTGCTCTTTCCTTTAACATCTCAGCATATTCCATCGCTTTAATTTTCTGACCAACTGTGAAGAATTCGTTTTGAAGAACATCCGTAAGCCATGTTTCAATGGCTGCTTTTCTTTCTTCTGCACTTTTGAAATTCTTTCTGGAAAGAATCCCATCCAGAAATTCTACTGTATTTAAATCCTTGCTATCCATTGTATTTTTCATGATCTCTATCTCCTTTTGGAATGTTGTTTTTGTTTTCGTGGCGTAATCGTAGCACTCATGAGCGCAGAGCAGTCAAGCATTATTTTTACAATTTGTAATTGTTTTTTGTTACTCACTTTGCTATGCTTAAGAAAAACGTGTGAGGTGGTCTTATGTACGATGGCAGCGAACAGCTGACTTTTAAAGATAAGGAGCTCGGCAGCTCTGTCCTGGATTTCTGGTCATGGGCTTACTCTGACTTAATCCGGAACGTGAACCGTGGAGCTTTTGCAGAGTTTATAGTCCTGGAGGCAATGAATAATCAATCCGGTATTACCCCCCCCCGAACAAATTTTCGGGT